AAGTAAGTACAAGAAATTGGACTGCATACAGAAAAAAGTTTGGCAATAGGGAAAACATCCAATACAATGCTACCATAGATGGGGTTGAATTAATTGACGAAGAGTATGAAGAAAATGAATTAGACCCATACAAAGTAGTAAAAATAATTGAACAAGATATGCTTGACCAAAATAATAAATACTTTTATCATTCAAGATTATTAAATGAACTTATAATAACTGGTGTAAACATTAAACAACTAAGCAGGGAAATTGGGATACCATATACTTCAGTTATACATGCAATAAAAGAATATAGACAACACTTAAAGCAATGCCTAAAATAGTATACATAAACGAAAGAGATAGTGGTGTAGGTTACCATAGACTGCAGGTACCATTTGCAAACTTAGATGAGGATTACAAAGACCTAGAAATTAAAGGTACCAATGGTTTTACTTTAGACTTCCACCCTGCACAATTTGACATTGTAGTTTTAAACAGGATGTATAAACACGATGAAGACTATTTACTTAAGGCTAAACAAAGTGGGTGTAAGATTATTTTAGACCTTGATGACTGGATATACCTGCCTGACTACCATTATAAAGATGGTGTTAAAGATAGCATAGTTTTAAAAAGGGTATTAGATGCCATAAGTTATGCCGATGTAATTTGGACTGCAAGTGAATATCTAAAACAATGTTTACAACCATATCATAATAATATAATTTATGTGCCAAATGGAATTGACTTTGCACAACCTCAGTTCGTGCCACAAAAAAAACAACAAGATAAATATACCATTGGGTGGATAGGTGCCAATAACCACCAATTAGACCTTAAAAAATTAAAGGAACCTTTTACTAAGTTACTTAAAAATAAGAACCATAAGTTATTACTTGGGGGTTACAATGACACAAGTAAACAATACTACCAACTACTTGAGCAAATTTTTACCTCAGACTTTACAAGGCCAACCAACCAGTACATAAGGGTAGAATGGATGGACATAATGAATTATGCAGTAATGTACAATTTAATGGATTGTGCCTTGGCTCCTTTATGCGATGATACCTTTAGTTTATGCAAAAGTAATTTAAAGGTATTAGAAGCAGGTGCATTTAGTTTACCAATTATCTGCAGTAATGTTGAGCCTTATAAAGAGTTTATAGAGCAAGGCTTAGTACTTACCCCTAAAGGTGATTGGGATGGCGTAATGAGAGGGTTAATAAGTAACCCAAAAAAAGGTATAGAACTTGGTGCAAGGTTGCACGATTATGTAAAACAAAAGTATAACATTAAAAAAATAAATAAAATAAGATATGAGTCTATTATTAGCATTATGGGTTAGTAGTTTCGCCCTTGGCTTCCATGAATTTTTAACATACATGGTTACAAAGTTTCCTAATAGAAAACTTAAGAAGCCATTTAGTTGTCCAACTTGTTTATCATTTTGGGCAGGGTTAGGTGCCTCATTAGTAATGCTTGACCCTTTACTTATCTTCTTGCCATTTGTTATAACAAAAGTAATTAATAAATATTTATGGAGTTAACTAAAATTCAATACGAATTATTACTTGAACCAATAGGCAGGTATAGGTTAACAATGGAGCATAGGTTTATGGTATATAATGATAACGATATACACATAGCAAATGTATTAAGGGCAGACCTTGGTATAAATACACCATTGCCCAATTGTTCATCTTGTGATGGCTTAAGGTATAGTGAAGCATTATTTGGGGAATTAAATCAATTAGTAATTAATTATGAGCAAGTACATTAAAGTTAAGCATTCTGGAAATGCAGGTGACATTATCTATAGCCTTAGTAGTATGTACCAATACTGCGAAGAAAATAAGTGTAAGATAGTTTACTATATAAAGATAGGGGTGCCAAGTGGTTTTACAAATGAAAGCCACCCAGTTGGAGATGTAATGATGAACGATGCAATGTATGACTTTATTGCTCCTTTATTAAAAGCTCAACCATACATTCACGAAGTAATCAAATTAGGCAAGGATGAAAACATTTTAGTAGACTTTGACTTAGACTTATTTCGCAGAGACTACAAGAATCTAAGTGCAGGTAACATCCAAAACTGGATAGCAAACACATACCACGAATTTAGACCGAACTTAAGTAAGCAATGTTTATTCTTACCTGAGAACATCGGCAACAATTACATCATAGTTAATAGGACTACCCGTTACAATAACTTCTTTATAGATTACACCGTCTTAGATAAGTATGATAATGTTTATTTTGTAGGCACTGAGAAGGAGTTTAAGAGACTTTCTATTCACAGTGATAAGATAACTCATTTAAAAGTTTCAAACGCTTTAGAGATGGCTCAATACATTGCAGGGTGTAAACTATTCATAGGCGGTCAGAGTTTAGCGTTTAGCATAGCGGAGCAAATGAAAGTCAAAAGGATTTTAGAGCAATATGTCTACGCTCCGAATGTCATCCCTCAAGGTGGCGAATGGTATACTTTTCACACTGATGAACAATTTAAAAACATATTAAACAAAGTATTATGAACGCAAAAGAAAAAGCATTAGAATTAATTCTTTTTTTTGATAAAATTCAAATTGACTCTGATAAAAATATTGCATATACATTTTACCATTTAGGGATAGATGATAGGAAAAAAATGGCATTAAAAGTTATAGATGAAATATTGGAGGAAATGGGGCGATTAAATATTGTAAATAGGTTTTGGGAACAAGTAAAAAAAGAAATAGAATTATTATGATAGACGAATACGAAAAAATAGGGAACTCATACAAGAGTAAAGTCTTTGGCAACCCTCAAGATATTTACACTGACAACTACTGGAGTACACCGATAAGGTCATCCATTGACGAACAGGTAGGCAATGTAACTGAAAAGAATAAATTAGTTATTGACAATTTAACCCACATTGAACCCCGAATGTCATTAGAGATAGCATGTAGTCCAGGGATATTACTTGGCGAAATGTCAAACCTTAACTATAAATGTACTGGCATAGAGGTAGATGAGAAGTATAAACATCAAATTCAAAAGTATAGTAATGGTGCAGAGTTGCACTTTGGATTCTTCCCAGAAGTAACTAAATATTGGGATGCTGAAACATTTACAAATATAATAGGGTTAGATGTATTTGAACACATTGAGGATAGTACTGCATTCTTAGAGGAATGCAATAGGCTAATGGTACAAGGTGGCCACCTTATAATTCAGAGTCCTATTATCCTTGAGGATGGGCAAATGGATGACAAGATGTTTAATGGCCATGAACACATTTGGATATACGGCATAGAAGATTTTAAAGATTTATTGTTTATAAATGGGTTTAGGTTTTTAAATGTGCAAAGGCATCGAATAGGGCATGAACAAGTAACTGCAATAAAAATATAATAATATGGCTGAAACAAGTAAAAGTAGACCAAGGCGAGAGGCCTCAGGTTTTTTTGAAAAGTATGTACAAGGTAAGGTAATTGACATTGGTGTTGGCAGAATAGACACACACGATGGTGCCGATGCACTTACCGATTGGTGTGATACTTGGGACAAAGATAACGGCAATGCAGAACTAATGGAAACAGTTCCTGACAATACCTATGACTTAGTATATAACTCACACCTGCTTGAGCATTTAGATAGGCCAGAGTTAGCCATTATGAATTGGATGCGTATAACTAAACAAGGTGGCCATTTAATTATGGCAGTTCCACACCGAGACTTGTATGAGAGAAAGACCAAGATGCCGAGCAAATGGAATTTAGACCATAAGTTTTTTATAATGCCCGACGAACAAACTTTGCCAGATACCAGAAGCCTTAAGCATTTAATTGAAGTTGGGTGCAGGAATTTTGATTATGAAATAATTAGCATAGAAACAAATGACACCAGTAATAATAAGCATTTACCAGAAGAACATGGCAATGGCGAATACCAGATTGAAGCAATTGTAAGGAAGTTATAAATATTATTTGGCAAAAACAATATAATGTAAGTAACATGACTACACCAAAAAGGTTATTCTTTGACATTGAAACAAGCCCTAACATTGGATTGTTTTGGTCTGCAGGGTTTAAACTAAACATTGCACCCGAAAACATTATAAAAGAAAGGGCTATAATTTGTATCTGTTACAAATGGCAAGGGCAAGACAAAGTGTATAGTCTGCAATGGGATGCAAAGCAGGATGATAAACGAATGCTAATTGAGTTCATTAAGATAGCCAATGAATCCGATGAAATGGTAGGACACAATGGAGATAAGTATGATTTGGCATTTATACGAACAAGGTGTTTATTTCATGGCATAGAAATGTTTCCTTCTTACGATACAATAGACACCCTCAAAAACTCTCGCAGTAAGTTTAGGTTCAACAGTAATAAGTTGGATTACATAGCCCAGTATTTAGGAGTAGGTCAAAAAATTAAAACTACTTATAATCTTTGGAAGGACATAGTACTTGAAAAGGATAAGGAAGCAATGGCCAATATGGTTGAGTACTGCAAGGTAGATGTAGAGATATTAGAAAAGGTATACCTTAAAATGCAAGGACACTTTGTACCTAAGTTACATCATGGTATGTTAAATGGTGGTAAGAAGCATTCATGCCCTGAGTGTGGTGGCACAACCTTATACGTTCATCGTAAAAGGGTAAGTGTAAGTGGGTACCCTAAGTTCCAAATGAAATGTATAACCTGCAATAAATACCACACAGTATCAGGCAACAACTTAAAATATTATATTGAATAACTATGTGGATAGAAGTATTTGAACTAACTGCCAGACAAGAAGAAGAAGATTGGTACAACCTAATTGAATGTAACATAGTTTCAAGGTTCTTTTTTAATATAGATAACTTTGCCAAGTATATAGACTATGATGGTTTTGAATACACCAGTTTTTATAGTTCTGGCGTAGAATGGATAAGTATATTGAAGTTGGATGAGTTTATTAAACTACATATGAATAAACCAATAGGCGATGAAACAGAGGCCTAAACATATTACAGACCATGACCTATTATGTAGGCAAGAGGAAGGCAAACTACCTGCACCAAAGAAATTACACATACCACAATTTGAATTAGACAACAAACTATTTTTACTATACTTAGATATAATTAAACAGAAATAAAATGGGCAACCTAAGAAACATTAAAAGCGAAGACCATATGCTTCAATTATTTGATTCATATGTAGACACAACCAAACATAACCCTATACTTGTACATGACTATGTAGGTGGGGTGGCAAAGGAAGTTCGCATAGAAAAACAAAGGCCTTTAACATTAGAGGGATTCTTTAACTATGCCTATAATAGAGTGGGTTACATACACCAGTACTTTGATAATAGTGGTAATGCCTATGATGAATATTTGGGCATCTGTTCGCATATTAAAAGAATCATTCGTCAAGACCAGATTGAGGGTGGCATGGCAGGTATCTATAACCCAAGCATAACCCAAAGGCTAAACAACTTGGTAGAAAGGCAAGAGATGGCCATTAAAGAACAACCATTATTCCCTGACGAACCTGCAAAAGATTAAACAAAACATAGGATAAGTAATTGATATTCATTAAACGGATGCCAACTGCCCACGGGGTGGAGCCAAATAAAAGTTAAACAAAATGTTCAAACGCACAACTGCCATAAACAAATTACTTAAATTATCCAAACGCAAACGGATAGTGCAGGGTGGCACAAGTGCAGGAAAGACATTTGGTATATTGCCGATACTTGTTGACTATGCAACTAAGAACGCCAAGAGTGAGATAAGTGTAGTAAGTGAAACCATTCCACATTTAAGAAGGGGTGCCATTAAAGACTTTCTTAAGATAATGGATTGGACTGGCAGGTATATAGATGCCAATTGGAACAAGACTTTACTTACTTACACCTTTGCCAATGGTTCCTTTATTGAGTTCTTTAGTGCAGACCAAGAGGCAAAGTTAAGGGGGGCAAGAAGGCACATCCTATATATTAATGAGGCCAACAACTTAACCTTTGAAGCCTACCATCAATTAGCCATAAGAACAAGTAAGCACATCTGGTTGGACTATAACCCAAGCCAAGAGTTCTGGGTGCATAGTGAAGTGCTAAAGGAAGATGATGCCGAGTTAATTATTTTAACCTATAAAGACAATGAAAGTTTAAGTGACACCATTATAAAGGACATTGAATCTGCACAAGAAAAGGCTAAGACAAGTACATACTGGGATAACTGGTGGAAAGTTTATGGCCTTGGCCAAGTAGGTAGTGTGCAGGGTACAATCTTTAGTAACTGGCAAACCATAGACACCATACCTACCGAGGCAAGGTTATTAGGCCTTGGCTTAGACTTTGGTTATAGTGTAGACCCAAGTGCTTGTATAGGCATTTACAAGTACAATGATAGTTATATACTGCATGAGTTAATTTACCAAAAGGAATTAAGTAATAAGAATATCTATGACCTGATACGCAAAGAGCCGACCATGGTCATATGTGATAGTGCAGAACCGAAGTCAATAGCAGAACTACAAAGTTATGGCCTTAAGTGTATGGGTGCATTGAAAGGAAAGGATTCAATACTACATGGCATACAACTAATTCAACAACAAAACCTTTTAGTTACCAAGCATAGTACTAACCTTATTAAAGAACTTAGGGGTTATGTGTGGGCAACAGACAAAGACAACAAACCAACTGGCAACCCAGTTGATATAAACAACCACCTTATGGATGCCATGCGTTATGGCTTCACCCATATTATACAAGTCCCAGGAATGGGAAAGTACAGAATACGATAATGATTACAATACAAAAATACCAAGACCTTTACAATGCCATTAAATTAGGTGGCGACAATGATGTACGAACTGCATACAATGTGATGTCAGTAATTACTGGTAAGCCTATAAGCGAATACAAACGCATGAAGTGGGTAGACTTTTTAAAAGAGCAGGAAGGCATAACCATCCCTGACATTAGTAGTTTCCCTGACCAATGGGTAACACAATTTGAAGTGCAGGGTGAAACTTACTTTGTCAATCAGTATATAACCGATTGGAACACTGAGCAGTTTATATCCATGTCAAGCCTTACCAAACAAAAGGAAGCCATTGTAGATAACCTGCATTTAATACTTGCTACCTTGTGTTATAAAAAGAAGCATGAAGATATAACAATGACTGAGTTTAATCGCAGGGCAGAAATGTTTAGGGTATACTTAAATGTAGACATTGCATATCCTATCGGGTTTTTTTTTGCACTTCTTTTACTGAAATTGTCCAAGCCTACCCAATCCTTTTTAACAAAGAAAAAGAAACAGAAGAAGAAGAAACAGACTTGGATTGGTTCAGTTCTAAATGGGGTTGGTATGCAACGATTGATAAGGTATTTGCAAAAGAAGATAGGTCTAAGTACAACTACTACTTCAAAATGAATGCATATGATTTCCTTAACCACCTTTGCTACCTAAAAGACAAGGCAGATAACACACCAAAGAAATGACACTAAGTGAAGAAATATTAGAAAGTATTGCAAGTGCGTTAAAGTTATGGGGGAATGCGAATGCCGAAAGTATGCGACAACTACTAAGGCAAAGATTAAAACAAACTCAAACCGAAAGTGGCCTTGCCCAAAGTATTAAACCAAACAACCCAACTATTAAAGGTGGGGTGGTTAGTATGGCCATAGACTTGAATGATTACTGGATGTATGTTGACCTTGGTGTAAAAGGCAAACGCAATACATCTGCAGTTTCAACTGGCAGTATACCAACTAAGACCTACACAAATAAGGATTTTCCACAAGGGTTTAAATTTAAAACAATGGGCTACCCTGCACAAATGATTACCAACCTGCAGGATTACATTGCCATGAAAGGTATACCTGCAAGGGTAAGCAAAGACCAAAATGGGAATAATGTAATACAGACAAGTTTTCAAATGGCAGAGTCTATGGCCATAGCAATTAAACTAAAGGGTATTGATGGCACCAAGTTTTATACCGATACCTTTACTAATGAAGCCTATGCCGAACTAACCACAATGCTAAGTGATATTATAGGCCAAGATGTAGAATTTAAGTTGGTAACTGAACTTAAAAAATAATTGCGTTGATTATCAGCACATTATAAATTACTTGTAAAATATCTTTACTATTTACAATTTAAAACTTGCAAGTATGATTAATAGCATTATCTTTGTACCATACAATTAGGAAATATATTATGACAACAATCGAAGCAATGCAAATGACACATCAAGAAGTAATGTTATTAAGCAAAGAGGAAAAGCAAATTTTTGCTGATGCAGTAAATTTAGACTTTCACAATAAAGTTCAAATAGCAATTGATAATGGATTCACACATATTCAAATAGGATATGCAGGGTGCATTAAAGTAAGAAAAAATAAGAATGGAATTTTTTATTCAGTTAGAAATGGTAAAGGTACGGGCATTGATTGTGGTCAATTTACTGATTTAAGAGATTGCACAAAACATTTACAAGGCAATGGTTGGGGCAATGATATAACTTGGAGATAAAAGACATTAAGTGTTAATTGTAAAAAGGGTAGGCAGAAATGTCTACCTTTTTTTATGTGTGTATTTTTGCCATCAATTAATATATTGTAATTGTATGGCAGTAACTTTTATTCAACAACCTGATTTATTTGTAAGTGGGTTTGACCCAATTATTTATTTGGCCAGTTCTAACCAAACCACGCAACCTAATTTTAGGTATCGTATACAAATTAAAGATGCCTCGGGTAATGTAGTTACTGAACTAAGGAAACCACCTTACTATGCCGATGGCACCTGCGACTTAGATGCACATAGAATTATAGAGAATTACCTAAGTTATGATGTAACAAACCTTATAGCAGGTTCTGTTGGTTTTAAAACTGGTGTTAATGTATACGAAAAGTTTAAGGTTAACATCAGAGAAGAATATGGCACCCCAATAATTAACCCATCGGCAAGTGTAGAAAGTAGTTACATTTATGCAATCAATTCTGCACAGAGTTATTTAAAACAAATTAACAACCCAATAAATGCATTGGTGTATAAAGGTATACCTTTAACCTATGGCACATTCCTAACCAACCAACCAAGTACTATTGACATTAGGGTAGGGGATAGTTATGAGTTAGGATTCTTAAACTATGCAACCAATGGTACAAACCACATGCGTGTTAAGACCTATGATGAAAGTGGCACCCTGCTAAAAAGTAGTACATTTAATAATGTATGGGTTGCCGATAGCACAGACAAGGAACACTTCTTATCGGTTCTTTGTGGTGCAGGTAACCTTAACTCATGGGTAGTAAGTAGTGGTTCGGCACAACCTTTAATTGCAGATAGTGTGGCCAAGTATGAAGTGATGTTTGAAAATAGCAGTAATACTTTGGTAAGTAATACCCTTACTTTTAAAATAGATAGAGACTGCACAAGGGATGGTAATTATAATAGGTTATACTGGTTAAATCCTTTGGGTCGCATAGATGCGTTTAACTTCACCCAAATTGCAGACGATAACATAAGTGTACAGAGTTCTAATTATAATCGTTTACAAGGGGCAAGAACAAGTTTAGGCATTACATTTAAAACTTATTCACATGAGCGAAGTAACTTTTATAATAGTAGCCGACAAAAGTATACCCTTAATAGTGGTTATGTAAACTCTGAAACAAGTCTTTGGTTAAAAGAGTTAATGCAAAGCCCATTAATTTACATGATTATCGGTGGCCAATTTGTTGCAGTTAATTTATTGACTACAGATTACCAAGCCAAGTCAACTATTAAAGACAAGTTAATTAATTTAACTATTGAAGTAGAATTAAGTGCAGACACAAAAAGACAAAGACTATAATGCGAAATGAATTAATAATTGGTGGGTATAGCATAGACACCATTCAGGACTTGGATATAAACATAACCAAGGAGATATACAACATTGTTGACCCAAGTAAACGCCAAAGTGATTTTACTAAATCGGTAGAAATCCCAGGGAGCAAGGCCAATGACTTTGTTTTTAAATCTTTGTTTGATGTTAACTTTAGCATAAGGAATACTGACCAACTTAACCCAGATTTTAACCCAAGTAAAAAGGCTTCATGTATTTATTATCAAGACACCCTGCAACAGATTACTGGTTATTGCCAACTTGATGAAATTAAGGTTTTAAATAATGACCAAGTAATTTATAGCATAACTATTTATGGTAAGAACATAGACATATTTAGCAAGTTAGCAGACAAGACATTAAATGACCTAACCAGTTTAGGGACTGCGACTTGGAATGATACCGAGATAGTTAATAGTTGGACTGCAACTTATAACCCAACCATTAAACTAACTTACCCTGCCTTAGATAGGGGATTAAGTAAGTATGGAGCAAATGGGGATGCAAGGTCAAACTTAAGTTACAACTATAATGCGTTCAAACCTTTTCTGTATATAGGCCATATTTTTAATGCAATATTCGCTGAGGCAGGGGTGTCTATAGAGGTATCATCTTTTTTTAATACTGCACAATGGCAGAAGTTAATTTTAGAATGCGATGTAACTAAATTCCAACTAAACCAAGCATCAGTAGATGCAAGTCTTGTGGATGGGCAAATTACAACTGGGGTAAATGTTTACCCAGTTGCAAATGCAAATGTCGGTAATTTAAGTACTATTTTTAATTCGAGCCAAATAAAGTATAGTGAAGTATTAGACCCAAGTGGCCAATACAATCCTACAACGGGAACATTTACTAAGTTAGGCAATGGTCCAACAAACTTTGAAGTACAATTATTTGGGTCATTATACAATGGCAGTTTAACTGCAGGGGAAGTTTACTTTTCCCTAATTAGAAAGTCTGGAAGTAAATATAGTGTAATAGATTCTGCAAGGCATAATGTTAGTGCAGGTGGCACTGGATATAACACATTTTTTACCCCAATAACTATTAAGGTAGATTCTTTTCAATTATTAGATGGCGATGAAGTAAGGGTGTGTTTGTCGCACAAAATACTAACATCTAATGGTGCAATAGATAACACAAATATTGAATACTACCCTGCTATATTTGGGGGCGATAATTTAAAAGTTTATAAAGATGGGCAAATTGATTACAATGTAACGTTCCCAATTTGTGATATATTACCACCCATGAAACAGACTGAGTTCCTTATGGGTATATTCAAAATGTTTAATTTGTATATGTCCCCTATTTACGAGACTGGTGTAGTAATAGAGCCAAGGGATATATACTTCACAAATGACATAGTAGATTGGACTGACTTATTAGATACAAGCAAAGACTTTACTATAAAGCCTCAAGGCTTACTTGAAAATAAAGAATTAGTCTTTACTTATGCTGAAAATGGCGATGACCTTAACAAAGCATTTAAACAAAGTACTTCTTTTAATTTTGGATATAGGGATTTAATATTTGACAATGAGTTTGTAAAAGAAACCAAGAAAGTTGAAATACCTTTTTGTTTAATTCCGTTACAAAAGGATGACGATAAAAATGTATTCATGCGTACCAGATTTGGTGGCATGTCTATAGAAAAATCACCTAAACCAATAATTGCATATTTTGGTGGAATGAAGGCAGGTAGATTAAGATATTGGAACTTCAATAACACAATTGCAACTAATTACACAACTTACCCATTTGCTGGACACATCGATGATTTAATTGCACCAAATTATGACCTTGCATTTGATGTTCAAGATTATTATTTTTACACAACCCCAAATACTTCAGGAGTTACCACAACAAACAATAACCTATACAATCAATTTCACAAATCACAATGGGAACAAATTGGCAACAAGGATAGTAAGTTAATTGAGGCCTACTTTAAGTTAAGGCCAAACGATATTGCAAACATTGACTTTAGAAAAACATACTGGGTTAAGGACAACCCTTATAGATTACTAACTGTTGAAGATTATAACCCTAATGGTGATACTACAACCTTATGTAAACTTTTAAAATTTGCATACCAAGAGGCATTCTACCCAACCATAACTGAAAAAATTGGAGGCAACGGACAAGGCGAAAAGGATGGGGGTTACAATACAACTACTAACACAATTAAAAAGGGCATCCTTGCAACTGGTGGCAATGTCTTAAACGATAACACTAATGGTATAGTAGTAACGGGCAATGGTAATAATATAGGGGGCGACAATGCTAACATAGTTATATTAGGCGATAACAATACTATACTTTCAGGATTAACAGATATTGTTTTAATCAATACAAGTAATGTAACAATAACTGAAAGTGGTGTTCAATACATTGATAACATTAAAGTAGACTTTGGTACACCAGTAAATGGTTATGTAGTATCTTATGATTCAGTAACTAATTCTGTAAAGTTTACTGCACCAACTATTGGTGGTGATATGTTTAAGTCGGTATACGATACGGATGATGATGGAATTGTAGACAACGCAGAAACAATAAATGTAATTGTTAGAAATAGTACTGGTGCCACATTACATAGGGGTAAAATAGTATACCTAAGTGGTTCAACTGGCAATAGGCCAAATGCGATTCTTGCCCAAGCAAACTCGGAGGCCACAAGTTCAGGAACCTTTGGTGTAGTAATGGATAACATTGCTAATAACTCCGATGGTAAAGTTTGTGCAGTTGGGACTTTACATAATTTAGATACCCGAACAACTGCTCCAAATCCATTTACTTCTTTTGTTCTTAACGATGGTGATATAGTATGGTTAGACCCTGCAACTGCAGGATACATTACTAATATCAAACCATCTGCACCGAATCATGCAGTCAAGATAGGTTATGTCGCAAGAACACACCCAACACTTGGCCGAATAATATATTCAATTCAAAACGGATTTGAACTTCAAGAGTTACACAACGTATCAATCAATAGTGTTACAAATGACCAAGTCTTAGCGTATGAAACTGCAACAAGTCTTTGGAAAAATAAAACAATCACAACACTACCAAGTGGCATTGCAGGTGCAGTACAATTTAGTAATGGTTCTGCATTTAGTTCTGATGCAAGTAATTTCTTTTGGGATGATACCAATAATCGGTTAGGAATAGGTACAAATGCACCTACTGGAAGTTTACACATAAAAGGAATTAGTGCATTAAATACAGATTTAGCATTAAGGGTTGAGTCAAATGTTGCAAGAATGCTTTTACAAGTTGATAATGGGGGAACTACAAGAATATCTGGAGCAACTGCAAAGTTTTTAGTTGGAGTAGAAACTGGTGGAATTGGGGGGCATAGGCTTGTTATAGCAGGTACTTCTCATTTTTCACCAAGTGGAATTGGAAATGCAGGGGCATTTTCAATTGACCAAAGTGGTACATCAAGTTCTTCAAGGACACTTTATTATGACGGGTCTGGTGCTATTAAAAATTTAATACAAGGCAATGGAACTTCTTATATAACATCAGGCAGTTTAGGTATAGGAACAACAACTGCTACATCAATATTACAAGTCCAAGGCTCTGGAACAACAAGTGCGACTACTTCTTTGTCAATTCAAAATAGTGCATTGACTCAATTGGTAACTGTTCGTGATGATGGCAACGTCGGAATAGGTACTGCAACCCCTCAATCAATACTTGATGTAATAACACCAATAAATGGTTATTCAAGTTTTGCAACTAGTATGAGTGTAACTCAATATTCAGGTATTCATTTTGGGTATAGAGAAAACAATACCCTTTACAGAAAATCTGCAATAGTATTTCAAAGGACAGATTTAACTAGTGGTAATGCTCAAGGTAAAATTCATATATTAAATGGACCTCAAGCAGGGTCTGGGAGTGCAACCTTATCAGATTCTAAATTAACAATAAATGAAATAGGGAATATAGGTATTGGAACAACAAGCCCAACTGCAAGGCTACAAGTCCAAGGCTCTGGAACAACAAGTGCTACAACATCTCTATCAATTCAAAATAGTGCATTAGCAAATTTGTTAACAGTAAAGGATGATGGAAGTATACAAGGTTTATATAGTTTAGGAATAGGAATAGGAGTTGCTAGTTGGATGGGTGCAGGTACAATTAGTACATTAAATCAATATTTAAAAAGTTCTTTTAATTTAGGCACAAATTATGGATTTAAAATTATAAATAATGGAAGTTCAACAAGCATATATAGTGGTGGAGATGGTTCGTATGACTCTAAAGTTCCATTATATATAGGCAGTTACAATGGTGGGGCAACTTGGATGACATTAAACACTAGTGGTAATGTAGGAATAGGAACAATATCACCTACTGCAAGACTACAAGTTAAAGGAAGTGGAGCGACAAGTGCTACAACATCTTTATTGGTAGAGAATAGTGCATTAACAAATTTATTAACAGTTCGTGATGACGGAAAAGTTGGAATTGGTACTAATACATTTGTTGGTTCAATTAAACTAGCAGTTAATGGTATAATAGGTGGACCTACTTATAGTGGCACTTATTTAGATGTTACTGGAGCAATTTCTGAACTTCGTGGCAATAGTGGAATAGCCTACTATTCAACTGCAGGAAATCATACATTTTATGGTGGAAGTAGTGTTGAATATATGAGATTAACTACTGCAGGATTACTAGGCATAGGTACTACAAGTCCTGGGACAAGACTTGATGTAGTAGGGGTATATGACTCATTACCTGCAAGAATATTACGTCAGGCAACTTATGGTGAAATACTTAGAATTGGTAGAAATGGAGTTTCTGAAACGGCCAGTATAAATTATCCTGCTGACGGAGTTTTTGCTATAAATACAATATCAACAGAAAGATTACGTGTGGATGCATCGGGCAACGTAGGGATAGGAACAACAAGTCCAAGTGAGAAGTTGCACGTTACTGGGAGAATTATGTCCTCAGGGTCTAGTTATACATTAAACCCAACTGCACCAATTTTTGGTCAATACAGTTCAACCCGTGGATATATTCAGGTGCCAACTAATGGTCAATTTGAAATATGGACTGGTGGTACTGCTGAAATCGCTACTTTTTATGAAAACCAAAATGCATCATTTTTTGGTAAAGTAGGCATAGGAACTACAACCCCAACTGCAAAACTTGACATTGTAGATACCACATTATCGGGTTCAGGTTCATTAGCAGGTTCAGTTTTAAAATTAACTCAAACTTGGAATACAACTGGCAATCCAACTGCGATATTTGCAAACATTACAAATACTGCAAGTGGTGGAAGTTCAAAGTTAATGGATTTACAAGTTGGGACTGTTTCTCAATTAGAATTATTTAAAGACGGAAGGTTACAATTAAAAAATGGAACTATTAATGCAGTAGGAAATAATTTAAATTTCCGCTCAGCAATAGCAGGTGGAGTAGGTTATGTTATAGACGTACAATCTTATAATACATTAAATGGAAGTAATAATGAGCAAGGGTTAGGTTCATTTATTGGAACATATGCCCCAACAACTTTAAGTGGTGTTCCTTCTTTTAATGCTTTAAAACTTACCCCTACTATTAATCAAACGGGTACTGCGACTGGAGTGACAAGAGGTTTGTATATAAACCCAACACTAACATCTGCACCTAATTTTATAGCGATTGAGACCACAGTAGGTAATATTGTATTGGGTTCTACATCAGGTAACCTAAGTATTGGGACAACATCGGCAACTGCTAAAGTAAATATTAAGGGCAACGGCACAACAAGTGCTACAAAAATTTTAGAAATTACAGATAATTCTGGAAGTAACCGATTAATTTTAGAAGATGGTGGGGACTTATATGTTCATGCCAATACAATGTCATGGGACAACCAAGGTGTTAACGTGTATCAAGTTGCAAGTACTAATGGTAGTTCAAGATTAGATTTGAATGCAGGGGCATTTGATATATATGATGGGGGCAATGTATTGTCAGGGAGTTTTGCTTCAAGTCATACGGGTATAGTTAAGGCAACGGCAATAGGTCAAAGTACCCCACCCGTACCATCTGCAATTTTGGAAATGGTAAGTACAACCCAAGGTTTATTACCACCAAGAATGACCACAATTGAAATGAATGCCATACCTTTGCCTTCTGCTGGATTGATAGTTTATGATTTATTAAGAAATAAACTATGTTGCTATGATGGAACAATTTGGAATGACCTTTTTTAAACAATAAATAAATAAGTAATATGAAATATATAAAAATAAACACAGAAGTAAATTTAACCAGCGGAATCCAAATTCCAAGTGGTTCAGTAGTAATTGTTGCAGAGGGTTATGCCGACATCAAAAATACTACAACAGAGGGTATCCCATCACAGATTGCAGTTTTCGTTTTTGCATCCTTAGAGGCTATGCAAGAAGGCAAATCACCTATTATGGGTATCGGTGATTTTGAGACTACCTTTAGTTCATTAAAGTTATCGATTGAAGATTACCAAACAGAAAGTGCAGATACATTATTAATTAATGCAGTTGCAAATGAACTTGGCAAAATCTATGACCCTACAAATATTGAAATTGTAACTACAATGTAATAACAATTATAGAACTTATAAACAATGGCAAAAACTAAAATTGAAATTGACCTAGTCATTAAAGGTGGCGAAAGTGTAGCACAAGTAGAAAATAAAACCAAAAGCCTTAAGGCTCAACTTAAGGAAATGAAGGCTTTACTAATGTCTGGTACCTTAGACAACCAAGCATTTAATAAACTATCAAAAGAAGCAGGTGAACTTGAAGACCGAATTGGTGATGTAAGTACAAGGGTTAAAAACTTGGCCTCAGATAGTAAAGGTTTAGATGGTGTAATTAGTTTGGCTCAAGGTTTAGTGGGTGGGTTTAGTGCCGTTCAAGGTGTAACTGCAATGCTTGGTGACGAAAATGAAGACCTGCAAAAGACCATGGTTAAGTTGCAGGGTTCTATGTCAGCATTGGCAGGGATTCAGGCAGTTGTCGCTACCCTTAACAAAGAATCTGCTTTTTCCACTAACTTACTTGGTGGTGCATGGACTAAGATGAACAATGCGATGAAGGCCTCTGTTATAGGTGGCATTGCAATTTTAGTTACTGCTTTAATTTATGGATTGGAAAAACTTTCCAAGGTAACAAGTGGTGTAAGTTCTGACCAAGAAAAGTATAACAAAGTAATGAAGGAAGGCCTTGGCGATATGGCTGAGGTCACTAAAAGTATATCCGTAATGTCAAATAGTTTTGACCTTGCAAGGAAAGGTGTAATTAGTAAAAAGGAAGCCTTGTATGAATACAATAAAAACTTTGGCGAAACTTTAGGAGTTGCCCGTAATGTAAACGAAGCAGAAAAAATATTTAGGGAAAAAACTGAAGCATTCATTAAGTCAAGTTTACTAAGGGCTGAGGCAACTGCATTATTAAATGAAGCCAGTAAAAAAGGTGTAGAACAAGTAACTGCATCTATGGAAGATAATATTTCTTTTGGTGCCAAAACATTAAATGTTATAGGTGGTTTACGGAATGGTTTTATATCTTTTCAGGCAGACCAAAGTATTGCACAAGCAGAAGGAACTGCAGAAAGGAAAAAAATATTACAAGAGGATATAAAATCATTTACTGAAATTGCTAACCAAAAAATAGAAGAGGCAAGAAAAATTGAAAGTGAAAACCAAATAATAAGTAAGGATGAACAAGAAAGAAAAAAAGATGAAAAGAAAGGTAATGAAGAGGCCTTAAAAAACAAACAAGCATTACTAGAAAAGGAGAAAAAAGCAAGGGAAGAATTTGATGCAGATAAACTAAAAAAACAACAAGAATTAAATGAAGTTATTAACCAGTTAAGTAAACAACAAGCCTTAAATAATTTATCTGCATTAGATAAAGAAATACAAGAATTAAATTGGTCATACGATGAAAAGTTAAAACTTGTGAAAAGTGGTTCTGATTTAGAAAAGGAATTGTTAGCACAAAAAACTTTTGATGCAACTCAAATTGCAGATAAGTATAGAAAAGATGAAGCAGATAAAACTTTAGCCAATGATAAAAAAATAGCAGATGAAAAAAAGAAAATAAACGAACAAGCATTAGCCGACCAAAAAGTTATTGAAGAAGCAAGGATGTCAATTATGAACGATAGTTATATGGTAATAAATAACTTGGGTGAATTAGCAATTGGCCAACAATTTAAAAATACTGCAGTTGGTAAATCTTTAGCCTTAACCCAGATTGCAATTGATACGGCAATGGCTATTTCATCTTTGACTAAAAACTCACAAGCCAACCCAACAAACGCAGTTACTAGTGGGTTATCAGGTATCGCCCAATTTGCTTCAGGTATGATACAAATTACTGGCAATATGTTAAAGGCTAAATCTATTTTAAGTGGTGGTGGTTCTGCAAGTGGTGGTGGTACAAGTAGTTCAAGTTCTGCAATGGGTGGCGGAAATGTTTCAAGTCAACCACCTAAGTTAGAAACTTTTGAAAGTAATCGCCCTGCAATGAATCCAAACCAAAGAGTGTATGTTCTTGAAAAAGACATTACAGATAGCCAAGGCAGGGTGGCAAGGATTAGGCATAATGCTACTTTAATATAAGCCTATATTGTACCACAATGCCCTTTTAATATTATATGTGTAATGAAGTTACCTTTGTATGTTTTAGATATTGATGAAAGTTTGGAAGATGGTACATCTGTTTTCGCAGTTGGCCTTGTCTTGCAACCTGCTATTGAACGCAATTGGCACACCTTTTCAGCCGAAGAACCTATAATTGAACACAAATTTAATGTTATAGATGAAGAGAAACGCATACTTGGTGGCTTTTTAATGGTGGCAGAACAACCTATTTATCGCAGAGATGACGATGGCACCGAATATTATGTAAAATTTACCTCTGAAAGCATTGCAAGAATCGTTAATAAACTTGCTAAAAGTGGCAAACCATTGTCATTTAACCTTAACCATGATGATAAACAACCAGTAAAAGGTGCTTATTTGTTATCTCATTTTATTATAGATAGCAAATTAGGGATAAAAACACCTGATAATTTTACCCCTGCACCCGATGGAAGTTGGTTTGGGTATGTAAAAATAGAAGATGAATCAGTTTGGCAAAAGGCCAAGGATGGAGACATAAGGGGTTTTAGTGTGGAAGGTTACTTTAATGACATAAAGGTAGGCGAAGCAGAACAAAATGTATATGAAGAAATAAAAAATAAATTAATAAATAACATGGAATTTAATAAATTAAAAAAAGTCTTAGGTGAAGACTTAACCAACCAACTAAAGAAAGTCTTTAGTGAGGAGGCACCAGTTCCTGCAATTGAATTTGTAGAAACTAAATTAATTGATGGTAGTGGTTCAATAAAAGGTACCATTGCAGTCGGTGAGGCAGTTACTTTTGTAATGCCAGATGGCACAGAAGGTGATGTACCTGATGGCGAACACAAACTTGAAGGCGATGTTGTAGTTACTGTTATGGGTGGTGTAATTGAAGAAGTAAGTTCTGCAGTTGAAGAAAACCCATTGACCGACGAAGCATTAATGTCAAAAGTAAACGAAGCATTGGAAAGCCAAGCAAATGACTTTAAGAATCAAATTGCTGAAATTCATTCAAAGTATGCTCAAGAAATTGAAGCATTAAACCAAAAGGCAACTGCATTGTTTTCTGCAATAGGAATCCTTGCTAAAACCGAAGAAGTTGTAGAAATTAGCAATGATGCAAAAAGAAAATCAGCATCAGTTAGCCAAACAAATTTTAACAGATTACAAGAAATATTAAACAAACAAAAATAAGATGAGACTTAAAAAATTCGCATACGATACTACGGGATTACCTGCAGTCGTAAATGACCAATCACTTGAGTTGTTAGTTCGCTCTTTTTACGAAGGCAAAACTGGTGCAACTTTCGCAAAACAAACTGGTATCAAATCTACTTCAGATTTGCACTACATTACAACAGAATTATTCTACCAAGCAGACACTGGATGCTCATTTGATGCTTCAGGTAAAACCAACTTTAGCAAAAGAACTATTGCAGTAGGTAAGATTAAAGTACAACAAGATTTCTGTGCTAAACAATTAGAAGGTTTTTGGACTGAACGTGCTTTGCGTCCAGGGACTTCTTATGATTACATCGCATTCGAGGCTGACTTTACTAACTTCTTAGTTGGATTGTTAACTGAAGCAAAAGAAACTGCATTATGGCAATCTGCTATTGGTGGTTCAGGTGGAAGCAACTTAACTCAATTTGATGGCTTTAACAAAATAATTCTAGATGCTTCTGCAACTACTATTAATGGTAATCCAACATCAATTTCAACTGGTACTGGTATTACATCTGCAAATGTTGTAAGCATATTTGACACAATGTGGACATTGTTACCTGCAAAATTGAAGTCTAAACCAGATTTACAATTCATGTGTGGTGGTGATACATTTGACAAATTAGTACTTGCACTTAAAAATGCAAACTTATTCCATTACGATGGTGTAAATGGTTCTGCATACCAAACTCAAGAAATCATACTTCCTGGGACTGGAATCAAAGTAGTTGCTTACTTCGGATTGGATGCTACAAATAGAATCCACCTTGGTAGAACTGGTAACTTTGTAATTGGTACCGACCTTGAAAGTGATGAAGATATGTTTAACATCCGCGAAAACCCAATCAGTTTAACCATGATGTTGGATATACATTTTAAACTTGGTACACAAGTGAAGTTCCCAAATGAGATTGTAACTTTTAAATTAGTATAATCATGCCGTGCTTACTATCAACTGGATTCGCCCTTGATTGCCGAGATAGTATCGGTGGTGTAGATGAGATTTACATCGGGGAATTGGAATACTTAAACACTGCTACATTCGCGACAAGTGCAGGTGCAGTTACTACAATGGCCATGACTGGTGGAAAGAAATTCTACAAGTATGAGTTAAGAAGAAATACTGCAGAGGCTAAGTCTGATAATGCAGGTGAAGTTACTTCAGGTAGTGGTTATATCATGCACTCGGTAGAAATGCAATTGGATAAGTTCGATGTTGCTAAAAGGAATGAAATTCGTGTACTTGCACAAAAACCATTAATCTTTATTGTTAAAGATAAGAATGATTTGTTTAGTGTATATGGTGCATACAATGGATTAGACCTAACAACTGGAACTGCAGGTACTGGGAAAGGTGCAAGTGACCTTAATGGTTTTGTGCTAACTTTTACTGGCGAAGAAAAGAACTACCCATTGGGTGTATCGTCTGCAATTGTTACTGCTTTGATTTAATTTTAAATCTATAAATTTAAAGGGAAGTTTAGGCTTCCCTTTTTTTTTGTATTTACATTAAGTTTTAATATATTATAGGTGTATGATTAGACTTAATTTTGGTAGTAATGTTGTTGTGGTAACTTTGTCTGAAAAGATAAGCATTGCTTCACCAAATTATTTATTTGAATTTATTAGCAATCAAACACAACAAAAGTATTATTGCATTGCAAGTGATACGAGCCTTTATGCTGAACGATATAATAAATTTAATGTAGTTGTTAAGTCAACTACACCAACTCCTTTAAATGGAGAAATAAAAATCCCCCTTGGCGATGAATATACTTACAACATTTATGAGCAATTAAGTAATACTAATTTGAACCCAGTATTATCAGGTGCCATTGTTGAAAATGGATTAATGACATACGATAAAACAATTACTTCAAGGGTAGAATTTGTTTCTACCTTAACAGAACGAAAAGCCTATGAGCCAAACTGATAATAAAAAGAACTATTCATTTAGTAAATTTCCTTTGTACGCAAACGAAACACCCATATTTAGGAAACAGCCTAACATGGTTTATGTGCCTTATGGAAAAGGAAACGATTATACAGATTACCTAAGTTATCTTTATAATAACTCAGGTATACATGGTGCCATAATAAAAGGTAAGGCCACATACATTTATGGCAAGGGTTTTAAAATTAAAGCCGATTGGAATGGCGATAAGGTTGCCCTACAAAAAACTTTAAATAGCATTAATAGTTCACAAACTGCAGATGAACTTACTAAGAAAAAAATATTTGAACGCACACTTTATGGTGGTTGTGCATACCTTATAGAATGGGATGCCTTTGGTGATGTTAAATCTATCAAATTACAACCATTTAACACGATTAGAACTTGTGTTGACAAGTCAGAATTTTACATATCTAAGGAATGGACACGAGAACAAAGTGTAAATTCAAAGTGGAAAAAAAGTAATGGTAAATTACCAGATGATGCAGTTACATTACCAGCATTTAACCCACTAAAAAGAGAAGGAAAACAAATCCTTTACTTAATAGATGACAATCCTGCCAGTGATATTTATCCACTACCTGAATATAATAGTGGTGCAACTCCTATAGAAACTGACATTGAATGTAATTTCTTTCAACTAAACAATGTTAAGACTGGGTTTAGTGCAGGTACCATGGTTACATTCTTTAACGGAACGGCCATAAACGAGGAAGAACAATTAGAAATTGAACATGGTTTTAAAACTAAATCAAGTGGCTCAGATAATGCAGGTGAAATACTTTTAAACTTCCAAAACCCAAACACAACTGCACCGACAATCAGTCCTTTGCGTTCTAATGACCTTGACAAACAATACGAACAATTAAGTAAAGATACAATAAATAAAATACTTTATTCACATAGGGTAAGTAACGGCCTCTTGTTTGGTATCAAGACTCCTGGAGAGTTAGGTGGTGGCAGGTCTGAGTTTGATTTAAGTTGGGAGCATTTTAGCAACACTTATGTAAAACCAAAACAACAAGAAGAAGAGGAAGATATGAACTACATTCTTAGTCTTTATGGTTACATGGGTAACCCAGTTGAATTAACTACACTTGACCCAATAGGAATTGAGTTAACAAGTGAAATTATAAGTAGAACAATAGATGCAGATTCATTTGCTGATATGGTGTATGAAAGACTTGGTATTGAAAAGCCGAACCTTGTTAAAAAGGATGACATATTAACTATTATAAATTCCAATCCAATAGTTGCACCGAAGATATTAGAAAGTCTAACGGCTAATGAAATTAGGAGTATTATAAACTTACCTGCTATAATCGGTGGCGATACTTTAAAAACGAACGCATTTTCAAGCGAAGAAGATTTTATACTTAATAAGTTTTTAGAAATTGGTGAACCTGCAGAAAATTATGAAATTGTAAAACAATGTTTTGTTTATTCAGATTCTGATAACTTTGCAAAGGAAGATGACCAGAAATTATTAGATGAAATTAAAAAAGGTAAAACTTATAATATTTTAGACCTTGCAAAAAAATTAAAGATTAGCGAAAGTGAAATTTATAAAAGTTTAGAAAGGTTAAACAAAGCAAATATTTTATTTGTAGATTATGGGGAGGCTAATGGTGAAATTAATATTACCCCTAAAGAAATACAAGAACCACCAAAACAAGAAATAGGTTTAGAAACCAAGTGGCGTTATACAACCAATTTAACCCCACCAATTATTGAGGGAACAAGAAAGTTTTGTAGAGATATGTTAGGTGCAAAACAACTTTACACAAGGCAACAAATAGATGCACTACAAAATGAAGCAAATACAAAAGGTTACAATGAAGATGTATGGAAGTACAAGGGTGGATGGCAAACAATTAAAGGTACTATTATTCATATTCCTAGTTGTCGCCATTTTTGGGAGTCGGTGTTAGTTAAGAAGATAAAATAATTATGAGTTTAAAACCACTATTCGTATCAACTGCAACCATTAAAAAATATGGGGTTATAGAAAATAATGTAGACGATAAATTAATTGCACAAACTATAATCATGGTGCAAGATTTACAATTGCAACAAATTTTAGGAAGTGATTTATACAACCAAATTGCCGACCAAATAAATGCAAGTACTTTAAGTGTATTAAACCAAACTTTATTGGATGAATACATTCGTGATTTTATTATTAATGCAACCATAAGTGATGGTGCCATTATTTTTAACTATAGGTTTAGTAACAAAGGTGTAGTTACACAAAGTAGCGACAACCAACAACCAGTAAGCCAAAGGGAATTAGAATTGATAGAACAAAAATGGGGAAGGATGGCTGACTTTTATGCTAAAAGATTAAGTGGGTACCTTGAAGAAAATGGTACCGACTACCCATTGTGGTTGAATGGCAACAATAAGATACAAGATGTACAAGGTCGCAGGGCTATGTACCAATCAGGATTTTATTTAGGTAACAAAAGAAGAAATAACGATGAAAGAAAATACTGGCCTTATTGTAAAGATTGCTAACAAGAAGATTACCAAAAAGAACTTACAAAAGTTGATGGTATATATTGAAAAGAAAACTAAATGATAACTAAGAACACTTTATATCAGTATTTTAAAGACTTTGCCGATAACCACCTTCAAATTAAAGACTATGGTTATGGTGATTTGTGGGAAATAAGTACAAGTCAGGGTACAACTTACCCATTATTCTGGGTTAGCCCACAACCATCAACAATAAATGGCAATGAAATTAGTTACAACTTTAACATCTTAATTGGGGATAGGCTTGAAGATGGCGATGCTAACAAAGTAGAAATAGAATCTGATACTTTTCAAATTGGTTTGGATTTATTTGCAACACTTAATTTACACAACGAATTAGACTTAGACAAGAGTAGTACATTCACTCCATTTATTCACGATTTTAAGGATAGAATAGCAGGGCATTTAATTACCTTAAGCGTATCCGCTGATTTCAATTACAATGAATGTGCTATACCACAACTTTAAAAATTAAAATAAAATTCAAGGCAAAATGATATGAAACACATGAACGACAACATTGCAGATTTATTACTGACCACAAGTGTTTTAGGCACAATTGCACATTATTCTTCTATGATGCAACCTATAGTGAGTTTACTGGCAGGATTGATTGCAATTGTATCTGGTATATTCGCAATACGTTATTACTATTTAAAATCTAGAAACAATGGCTAAAGCAAAAATAGAATTAAAATCATTTAGAAAAAAAACTAAAAAGAATGGCAAAGGTATACATTCAAAAAATAATAAACCAAGTAAAAAATATAGAGGCCAAGGCAAATGCAGATAAATAAATTCTTTAATACAATGATAGGTAGTTATATTAAGATATTTCTATCTGCCATTATAATATATTATATTGACCAAGGAAGTGATTTATTTACTTTTGATTTACAAATGGGCAAGAAATTACTTAGTGTTGGTATAGGCTCATTATTGCCAGTTCTTTACAATGCACTAAATCCACACGATAATAGATATGGTAAGAAACCTAAACCAGAACCATTTAAACCTTTATTATAAAAATATGTTTACGGAACAAGACGGAATACAAGCCCTTAAAGAACTTGAAAAGTTAAAGGGTTACGATAGGGCTAAGTTAATTGAAAAGATTCTTAGACTTGAAACAAATCATTTTAAATCTAAACAATATGCATTATCAGGTAGTGCAGGTATGGAAATGGGTGCTTGGGTTGGCATTGATGAAACTAAATTTACCACCTTTAAAATGAATGATAACCACTTAACTGGTGCCAAAAAAGTAAGAACTTTTATTAAGTGGAATAATGTTCTGGATTTTTGCCTATATTTGTCAGACTATATTGATAGGCATAAGGGAAATTATGCAAGATGGAATAGCATGAATCTAGAACGCCAAGAAATGTACAGAACTAAAGTTGCCAGTATAAGTAATAGAATAATAAAATAATAGTTGTTGTTTTTCATAAGTAAAAAAGGCCTCACAGAAATGTGGGGTTTTTTTTGACACAATATTTTAAATAATTGTGCCATTACTGGTAGTTGATTTGTTGTATATTTCCTACATTAAGGTCTATTTTGTGGGTTATTGACCACATTATAATACAAATATTTGGTATTGCAATATAAAATATATTTGGTGTTGTAAATTTAAAGTTGTAATATTGCCAAATGATAGAAAACTTAATAACCATAAGAACCTATGCCCTGCAAAATAATAAGACTACACAATGGGCGTATGACCAAGTAAAAAAGAAAGTAGTAAAATCGGTGGAAATTGATGGCGTTAAATTTATTGTAAAATGACAGAACAAGAATACATCAACTTAATAGAAATTGAACTTAAAAAAAAGTATGCAATGGTTAAGGTAGTTGAATATCAATGGAGGTATACAATTCATTTTGGCCAATCAGAATTAATGTCTTTTGCTAACTTACAGAAGTCTACAATTAGGCCATTAATCAATGATGGCATAATGCCATTAACAATAAGAAATTTATTAAAATAACAAATATGAACAAATCATTAGCAAAGTACGAAGCATTTAAAAATGTCATTGAATCAGGCAAGGCCGACACAATGGCAACTTTAATCTACAAAGAACTATTAAAACAACCACAAACTATTGTATACTTTAGGTATGTATTACAAATGCCACATCAGTCTTGTACTGGCATTTTATGTGGTTTGGAAGATAGTGGGTGGGTTTATAAAGAAAGAACCATTACCATTAACAAACAATCATTTACTTTATACAATGCCGAGACTGATTCAGCCAAGGCAAAAGAAAGGGCATTGCAGGTTGAAATGTATAAGAAACAAGAATGGATTAATAGGGGTTTTAAAAAGGGTTGGTTTGACCAAGTAACTGCACTTAACATTGCACAACAATTAAAGTTAGAATTATGATAGCAATATTTAATTCAAGTTATGTACTTTTGTTAAGCAAAAACCCTTGCGAATTGTTTAGTTATTTCAATGTAATAAGCCTACATGGGTTAACCCTTGAAGAGTGTCAGACTTATAATAATACTAATCATGATTCTTACTTTGCTGGGATGTCAAATATCATCCCAAACACTGACAAACGATTTGTTTATATAAACCTATCAAGATGTGGCAGTGACATTGAAACAATGGGATTGGTTTTTCACGAGATGATGCACCATTCATTGTGGCTTTATGATTATGATGTAAACAAAGAAGAGGAAATAATAACTTGGGCAGAAAATGAAAGTTATGAAATAATAAAAACAATTA